TAAATAATATTGTATATTAGAGGGTAAACAACGATAATGGCAAATATCTTAACAAATATAGCGGAATGGTTTAACGGTAAGCCGAAGCCTACTAACGCCTATAATCAGGCTTTTTTTCAATGGGTAAATGGTCAAAAAATAACTTTTGATTACAAAAGGAAGTCTTATCTTACCGCTTATTTAGACAATCCCGATATCAATGCCATTATCAATCAAATAGCCGATAAGTCGAACGAAGTTCCGTACTACATTAAGAAAGTTGCAGACCAAAAAAGCTACCGTAAGCGTGAACGGTTGATGTTATCCACGAAAGGCAACCTATCAATACAGCAGTTGGCGCAAAAGAAATTACTCGAAATAAAAGCTTTTGACGATGCGGAAGAAATCGAACTCAAACTGAAAAGACCTAATCCGTTACATACTTGGAAGGAGTTGTTTGCTTTGTATCGTATCTTCATGGAAACGGACGGAAACGCCTATTTCTACACTGTTAAAGCCGAGAATGGAAACAATGCAGGGAAGATAAAACAAGTCTATATTTTGCCATCAAACATGGTTGATATCGTCTTAAAAAAAGATGCCGATACTATTATTGACGATAACCCGATTGATTATTATGTGTTGTCAGATGGAGAGCCAAGAATAAAGTTTCCACAAGAGGAAATCATCCACATCAAATACGCCAACCCAAATTATGACATGAGTGGTTCGCACCTTTACGGACTTTCTCCGCTTCGGGCTGCGCTTAAAAATATTATGAGTTCAGACAGTGCTTTAGAGCATAACGTCAAGAATATGAAAAACGGTGGTGTGTTCGGTTTTTTCTTTGCGGATGACAAAGACACGCCACTAACGGCAGAGCAGGCGTTATCTTTCAAAGATAAACTCATTGATATGAATAACGACCCGGCAAACCTTGCCCGAATTGCGGGTGCTTCGTTTAAAATGGGATTCCAAAGATTGAGTTTGAATGCCGATGAGTTAAAAGTAATTGAAAACCTAAACTTTGACCGAAAAGTATTCGCAAATATTTTAGGGTGGTCTGATATTCTTTTAAATAGCGGTGATAGTTCAACTTACAACAATATTCAACAAGAAAAAAGAAGGGTATTAACTGGTAAAGTTCAAGCGGGTTTATTATTGCTTCAAGACGCATTTAATACCCGTTTAGTTCCGTTTTTGGACGGGTGCGACGCTTCGTGTGTTTGGGAGTGGGATATTTCGGAAATGCCAGAAATGCAAGAGGATATGGAAAAGATGATTAAGTGGATGAAAGAAGCGTATTTAACACCAAATGAGATACGCCAAGCCGTGAAGTACGAAACTTTGGAAATTGAGGGTATGGATAGCGTTTGGATAGGTTCGGGATTGAAAAGAATTGATGATGTAGGTATTACCGATGCGGAATTAGAGAAAGCGTTTAGAGTATATTAAAAATAAAATATGAGTGCATTAATTGGCTTACTGATTATCAATTTAACTTACTTTATTTATCATTTTGGCTTTAAAAGGCATTTAAAATTCAAATCTGTATTAAACGTTTTGAAATTGCTACAACAAGCGCAAATAGAAAAAAAAAGAGTAGGATTTTTCGGTTGGTTGGATGAGTGCGATTATGAAAGGGAAAGTAAGGTTTATGGTTTAAAATTCAAGAAACTAACTAAAGACGGAAGTCGAATAACTGAAATTACATTATGACATTCCCCGAAACCTTTGCGAAACTTCACAACACCTACGAACGTAAGGCGTTGCGGATGCTTTTAAAAGAGTTTCAAGCGTTGGGGAAAAAGATACCTTATGAGGTCTTAACCCCCGAAAATGCCGAAGCCGTTATAAAATTAACTTTGAACGAAGCAGGACTGGAAAAGGCACTATTTAAAATTCATCTTACAATTGGTAAGTCTTATGGAAATTTAGAAGCAAGACGTTACCGAAAATTCAGAGAAGAAAAAAGATTCAAACCGTTACCGCTATTTAACGAAGCGTTTCAATTATTCTTAATAAATTATTATAAAGAAGAGGGTGGAAACCAAATCACGCTATTAACTGAAACTTATGTTTCGGCAGTTGTAGAAGAAATGGTAAAATCAAAAGTGGAAAACGAAACGATTATTCAAATGCGAGACCGTATATTTCGCACCGTAAACAAACCAAATTTCTACAAATGGCAGGCATTACGAATAGCACGAACGGAAACCACCTTTGCAATGAATAGCGCAGCAATGGTAAGTAGTGATGTTTCAGGCGTGGTAATGGAAAAGGTATGGTACACTTACCGAGATAGCAGAGTGCGAGATACCCACCGAGCAATGGAGGGAAAGGTTTTACCAACTAATGAAATGTACACTTTACCAAGCGGAGTTAAAATGCGCTTTCCGGGTGATAAGTCCGCAATAGGTAGGAGTAAAGACGTTGCGAGTGACCTTGTGAATTGTAGATGTTCAGTGTCACATAGAGCTAAACTTGATGAAAATGGTTTATTTATTTTTACGGATTAATTCTTATTTAGAATAATTATAAATAATTTTGTATATTAGAGATTATGAGAAGTCTATTTGAACAGAAAAACACGGGAGCGATAAAAGATATTGATGTGAAGTCAAGAATCGTAACGGGTTATTTATCTGCTTTCGGTAACGTGGATTCAGATAATGACATAATCGAAAAAGGGGCGTTCAGCAAGTCAATTAATGAGCGTTTTAACGATATATTCTACCTACAACAGCACGACTGGTCAAAACCTTTAGGAAAGTTCAAAAAACTGGTAGAAGATGAAAAAGGACTTTATTTTGAGGGTGAAATCATCAATACTTCATTCGGTGAAGACCAACTGAAACTTTATGAAGCAGGAATTGTTAAAGAACATTCAATCGGTTTTATCACGGTAAAATCTGAAAAGGGAAATAACGCCAGAATCATCAAAGAAGTTAAACTTTACGAGGGTTCTGCCGTTACTTTAGGCGCTAACAGTTTCACGCCTTTTTTGGGTTTCAAATCTTCCGTTAATGAAGTGAAAGACCTTTACAAAAAAATACTAAAAGCGCATAAGGACGGAAGTTTCACTGATGAAACTCACGGACTTTTTGAAATTGCATTAAAGCAGTTTGAAGCGCAAATCATAGAAGAATACAAAAGCACTCAAGAAATTCAAGAGCCGCCAATCCGCACTCAAGAAAAAAACTTCGAGCCGCTGTTAGATAAAATGTTAAACTTTAAAATCAATTAAAAGAAATGGAAAATTTCGAAGCAAAATTTAATGAAGGATTGGAGGCGATTAAGTCCGAAATCAAAACGGCTACTGCTGCAAGTGCAACAGAAGTAAAATCATTGCAGGATAAAGTAGAGGCGTTAAACGCTGAACTTGCAGAAGCTAAAGAAAACGGGGTAAAATTAGAGTTCGTTGAAAAAATGCAAGAACATTTGGACGCACTCGATGTTAAACTTCAAAAGAAAACTGCACAAAATGGAACTGCACCAACTTTGGACAGCGAAATTAAAGCACAGTTTGAAAACAAAGCGGTAGCAGACGCTATTGAAGCGTTAAAAACCAATAGAGCGGCTTCCGTTCCTTTGGAGGTAAAGGCGGTAACGTCAATCACTTTAGGAAGCTATACTGGAACATCTTTAACTACCGAAATTGACCGTTCTATTTCGTCTGCTCCAGTTAATATGCCTTTCTTCCGTAACATTGTAAGTGTTGCGCCAATTAGAGGTAACAAAGTTACTTGGGTGAATAAGTCAGCAGTTGAGGGTGCAGCTGGAATGACAGCGGAAGGTGCTAAAAAATCGCAGGTATCGTGGACTTATACAGAAGAAAGTGCAGATGTTAAGAAAATCACTGCCTTTGTGAAAGTTTCAAAAGAAGCTTTGGATGATTTGGATTTCCTTCGTTCTGAAATCAATACTGATTTGAGACAGGAAATTGAATTGAAATTAGATGAGCAAATTGCAGAGGGCGATGGTGTAGGACAAAACCTTAAAGGTATTTTAACCTATGCACCAACGTTTGCTGTTGCTGGAACTTCTTTAGCTGCTGCCGTTGATGATGCAAACAGACTGGATGTATTACGTTCAGCAGTAGCTTTGATTAGAAAGAACAAATTCCGTGCAAACTATATCGCTATCAACCCAGTAGATGCTGCTTTAATGGATAT